TCTGGCCTTCTCCGCCTTCAGGTCCCATCCACTGTTCCGCAAGTTTAGCAAGGTCTTCAAGAGATGTTGCTTGATCCGCACCAGCACTGGGAGCGCCACCAGCCATGATACCACCTTCGGCAAGCGTATCCATCGTAGGTGCGGCAAAGTCCCAGTCGCCGCCACCGCCAGCAGGGGCGAGAGTTGCATTAAAGTCGCCCCCGGCCTGATCGAAGGTTGGCTCACTGTAGAAGTCGAAGTTACCAATATCGAATCCGCTGTTACGCCCAGTGGCCCCACCTGTATGTTGCGAGGTTCCACCGCTACCAGTAGAGGCGTCACGAGCCGATAGTTCAGATCGCCTTGCTGCTTCTCTGCTTGCGAATGTACCCAGATTACCAGTAGCGCGCGCCTTGGACGGTCTGTTAGCGGCTATCTGTTTGGTCAATCGTGCCATTGCGGCATCTTGCTCACTCTTCTGCTGCCCCGCTGCAAACTCGCGCTGCGTGGCGGACTCAAGGAAACCAGCTTTAGCCATTAGGCCCTGCATCTCTGCACCAGATCGTAACCTCTCAGTCTCGGTCCTATAAGGTGCAGCTATTTCTTGCTCGAATGCAGAAGGGATACTAGCAGCTACAGTTGTGCCAGACAAGCCACGACTTACTAGGCCCTGCTGCGCCCCGGCTGTATACCTTCGCTCTTCCCCCTTTAGCTGCGTGGCCCTTTGCTTACTATACTCGCCACCAGCTTTATACGTTGATAAAACTTTGTCAAGAGCTTTCATAATACTTTCATCAGCCATTATCTTAGTCTCCCTGCTTTAGCTATTGTAATTAACGCCTGTTCCATAGCCCATGTTTGAGCAAGCGTTATATTTTTAACCTTTATGCCACAGTAAACACCACGGACTTTTCTTTTAAACGTTTTACGCTGCCTACCTGATATACTCGTGCCGCCAGCAGCAGCGATAGGTGATCCAGCAGCCATTCTTTTTACTACTTCTTGCGCCGATGTACCAGTATAAAGTTCATACTGTGCACCATCAGATTCAGGTGAGCTACCACCACCGCCAAGGATCAGGTCAAATCCTGTAATCTTACCCTCATTGATAGCAGAGCTGGACATAAGAAACGGTCCAAAAGTTACATAGCTTTCAATGGCCTGTGCCCCACTGGTAACGCCATCATCTTTAGCGGCATCATCGTGGTATCTGATATAGCCATCAGCACAGCCATACATAACTTGTTTGAAATTAGCGTCGATGGCATTATACAGGATAGAACTGTAAGCACCACACGCATTAGGATATGACTCAGGAAAGAAACCATTAGTTCTAAAGTCATACCAGTAGCAAGAATTAGAACCATCAGATAATTTAGTAATCGAAGTTAAGATTCCAGCTCGTCGCTTATCATAGCTCATAGTAATGCGGTGCGTGTCAGGGCCAGCGGCTTCATCGTCGATCAGTCCGGGTAATCTAATTTCAGAAATACACATTGGAACACCGCCCGGTAAAGCAACTTTATAGATACCGTTAAGTCCCCAGAAATATAAATCTCCTTGATCGCCCCAGCACCAGCTGTTAGCTCCAAAGATTCCAGTCGTTAAGTCTAACTCGTCAAGAGAGCCACCACTCGTAGGATCACCAGTAAGATACCAAATAGAATCCACACAACCGAAGATCAAGAAATCATCTTTATAGGGAATCAACGCTGTAACTACGTCACCAACTTCACCTGCGTCAGTGTTATTACCAGCTACAGCAGACTGAGCATCATTGATTCCATATATCCAGTCAAACGGATTAGCCTGTCTTGACATGTACCATTGATGCGGTGCTAGTGTATTACCCGCTATAACCGCCCGGCCACGGAACAAGCAGCCTAAAGTAGCACTGGGTGGCAGTGCACCAAAATTAGTAGAATTTCCGTAAGTAGTCCAATTGTACCAATGTGGCCCAGTGTCTTCAGCACTGTTAGTTGTAAACGAAACGCTCGTACCATCCGGGTTAACCCCTGAGATCGCCTCGCCACTTGTAAAAGTTTCTTCTGTAACAGTCGTACCATAAATAGTACAAGCCCCACTTAACGTTGTTATGTAATCTACTACCATACCAGCATTAGAAGTACCCCCAGCGAGCAGTGCTCCGAACTGTGGATAAACAGCGCCTACGTTAGCAGTAGTAATTTTTGAGTTCTGAAAATCTGCAATCTTAAGATTATCTTTGTTGGTCACGAAAACTTTTCCGTAGCCTTCAAACAAATTAAGCAGCTCGCCGCAGTCAATATCATCAGTGGCATCTGCCAGTTCGGACATAGTGCCCGGTGTAGCTTCATACCAGAGTTGATTGTTGCCCACTGCAACTAATTTCTTGGAATAGTCTAAGTCTTCGGGTGTAACGCCAGCGGCGCTAAACACATATGACTTTATGGCCATATCACCATTTGAACCCAAGACGACCCATGTAGCGCCTGAATCGCTAGTCCGCCAGCTCCGACCACCCGGATAAGTGCCACTTATCGAGGCATTCTTCCAATAGGACGCAGAAGATGTGCTCGATCTAACCACGATAGCGTAGTGAGTATTGGCCTGTAAAGCTACAGGGGAGTCAAAGTTGACACCTATCCACGGATTAGGTCTATCAGACAGTGGCGCGAAGTCAGGCCGATTATAAGTAGCAGACCCCAACGCTGAACCACTTGTAACAGGTTTGTCCTCGGCATCAGTGGGATAAACTTCTATACTAATCGTGCCAGCGGAATCGCTAGTGGCATACATGCTAAGGTCAACACCCATAAGCGTAATATCTACACTTGCGCTAATAGTTTGAGCATACCACGAAGAAGTAGTAACGGAAGAACCGCTGGTAGCATCGTCTTCAAATAAGATTTCAGCAAGCAGCGTTGGGGTATCGCTCGCGCCGTAAACTCTAAATGGTAGCGTGGAATCACTGCCAGCGCGACTATAACTTGCTCCACCATTTGTGGTAGAAAAGTTTTCGCCTGATGTATAGTCGGACAAAGCATCAACGCGCCAGTCGAGCCATTCAGCCGAACCCGGTGAATTGGGCGCTCTAAGTATTATTGTATAGGTCGTGGCCCTAGTCAGCGAAAGCGGGGTGTCCAGCGTTATGTCATGCCACGCATCACTTGAAGTGTCTATCAAGTCACCGTCGAAATCCTGTGAAACTAACGCTGACCCAGTAGGCTTGCCATCGTCAAGCGGATCAGTAGCGAAAATCTCAATGTAGCAAGTACCTATACTGCCACCCCCAGTAATCCGTCTACCATAGTAACTTATAACGTCTATTGTGTAAGCACCTGTAGCTGCGAATGACTGCGACTGCCAGCGGTCTTCACGAGTGCTAGTATCTGAGTTGACACTATCAGCGGGCCAATTGTCTCTTAAGTCGCTCATTAGTTCACCACCGTAACTTTAGTAATAGCAATAATAGGAGCAGGTACGCCACCTATTTGCTGTGAGAATCTTTTAACCATAGCAGGACGTTGACCGCCTCTTGCTTTCTGGTCTATTGTATCATAGGGCCGCATGTTGTTGCAGTCGTTAGTAACTGCTAAATCTTCTTCGGGTGTAGCCCGGCCCTTATCGACTCCGCCAATTGGAAATGCAAATGCTGGCATAATAATTCTCCAAAGAAAAATAAACCCCGGACCGCAACTTTGATCCGGGGCGCATATATTTAAGCCGCTGCTACAGTGACCAAGTTAAAGTCGGCACTGTCAGCGTCACCTTCGTTAACGTATAGCGCAGAACCATCTGCACCATCAGTTTTACGGAACAGACACCCGGTTGCAAAACCTTCGGCTGCATCAGCGGGCTTGGTTGTTCCGTAGCAATCCAGCACTCCGTCTTCGGTGATGAATGTTGCTATGGGTACAGCTACGCCAGCTTTGCCGGGAACCATATTTGCTAGTTCAAATGCTATTGTAAATTCACTCATAATTTTCCTCATTAACTAAATGTTACATCGTTACGCGCCCGGGCGGGTAGGAAACGCCTACCGTTACCGGACTTATTAGAAGTACCTAAAGAACGTGGTGCGCTCCTGATATCAATTTTATACGCATCAAGTAAGTCTAACTTTCTAAACTTACCAATGAATCCTCTGCCAGCTAACTCATCCACCTGCTCTTCTGCTTCAGCCAAGCAAGCTGCCTTGATAGCATTATCAAATTGCATACCTGCTGGATGAAGATTAGAAACAGGTTGCACAAGATATGTGCTACTGGCAGCAGGATCAACTGACCCAGCTGACCCATCTATAAATAGCCAGTCAGCTACAGTAAATGTTCCAGTAATGCCAGTGTAGTCTGTTACTATGGCGTTACTATTCTTTCCAGTACCATCCATGATCTTGATGATCTGGCCATTATAGTAGTCATCAGGATAAAGATTAGCGAGGCTGTCATCAACCAGAGTAGTATCACTACCACCTGTTGCTGTGCCAGTGTCCAAATTTACTTTATCGAAGTAAACACTATATGGAAATTCAACAGTATCATCAGTTGTAGGGTTAGGATCAAACAGAATTTCGAACCTTCTCTTCGGCCCAGTACCAGAAGCATACGGCTCAAGCGGTCTAATAGCAGCGTACAGGGGATAGCCAGTATTAACAACAGTAGCCCTACGCTGCCTAATGAACGACTCATCGACCCAATCAATCTTAGTAGAATGATTAGTATTAGTAGCATAGGATATTTCACCATCAGCAGAACCACCAAAGTTTTCGGGAAGTGGATACCTGTGAATGTCACCACCTACAGTTTCTACTGATGTAAGTACGTATGTATCATCAGTATCAGGGTCAGCGCCACCGGAATTGCCACGAGCATCAAGCCAATCACTAACAGTAATGGTCCCACTACTTGCTGTGTAATCTGTAATCTTCGCATAACTTCCACTCCCATCAATATAAATAAACCAGCCATTTAGATCATCGTCAGTATCATAAGTATCAGTTAACGTAGCATCGACCAGTGTAGTAGCTGTAGCTGAATCAGCTGTGCCAGTTACTCGTGTGGCTGTCATTGCGACACTCATTATACGCCTCATCCAGCGCCAACCTTTAGGCGGGCTAGCTGCGACAAATTGCCTAATACCATCGTATACTATCCTTCGGCACATGTCCAGATCGTGAGGATCAACAGGAACCATAGCAATACCTTGACCGGAATCACCATAGTCGGCTACACCGATCTCTCTGGCAATTCGTAAGATCAGTTCTTCAATAGTAAGTATGCTATTCGGTTGGCTCATCCTTTTCGCCCTCTTTAACAGCTTCTTTCTTACCGTCGCTTTCTTTAAGCAGCTGAACGTAACCCACGCCGACTGTCTTAAGTAGCTCAATATTCTGAACCAAGACGAGATGCTCTTGCCTGCTCATATTAACGGAACTAACTATTTTATCGACGTTGGCGAGTGCGGCTTTAATTTTATCTTCCATAACTAAACTCCGAAAAAAGCCCCGGACACATTACATGTCCGAGGCATAGTTTTAAAAATTAGTATTGCTGCGCTACACGAACCCAGTCAATCTTCATGTTCTCACCATTTGCCGTGGCAGATTCAGCGATCCAAGACAGAGTAGCAGCCATGAGAGTTGCACTAGGGAAATTAGCATTAGTAGAATCAATAGTGATAGCAACAGAATCACCCAAGTCAACACCATCAGCGTAAAATCTGATCTTAGTGCTAAGGCCAAGTGTAACAACCTTAAAGCCGATACGAATATAAGTATCAGCTACTAGAGTAATGAGGCTACCTGTAGACTGTGCAGTCCCACTAGCAGCTTCATTATAAACTATAGTAAGATCGTCACCGTCATCAGACAGACGAGCAAAACCAATGTAGTCAATGTCCTGCAAGGTCAAGCCACCAGCAGCCATAACGCCACCAGCATCTTTAGCTTCGCCCGGCTGGGACAAGCCAGTAAACGAACCAGCAGTGTCATCGTCAATAGTGCTAAACTTGACTCTTGCCTCAAACCAGAAACCTTTTTTCTCACCAATTGTAGGTGTCTTAAACGAGCCTACTACATTGTCGCCAGATACGATACAATCTACATCAGCATCAGTACCATCCTGATCGAGCATAAGCACACCATCACCGTCAGCCTGAAGAGCCAGATCAACCAGCTTATCACTTTCAGCAAATGTGTACCAAGGGATAACTCCGTCAATACGGCCTACGGAAGCTGTAAAGTCAGTTGCGCTAGCAGTCTCTTTACCAACCAGAGCGTTCTTAAAGTCCTCAAAAATATGAACGCCCTTGCTAGGACGCTCGCTAAACTCTTCTACAGGGCAGTCGTTCCAAATCTTAGGGCTGGGGCCACGAGCATTAACCGCATCAGCGCCGCCATAAATTACTTCGTTCATTTCAAATTCCTTATAAAATATTTTAATAAAAAGTAATCCGCAGCAGGTTTACCCCACAAGGTTCCGCTACGGATTACAATCATGCTAATTATGCAGAAGTTTTGTGCATTACAAAACCAGCAGTTCTACGGTTGATGCAAAGGTTATTGTGCGCGCCATCAAGGTAGACAGTAAACACGGTGTGCTGTGTGCGGTCAGTGATAGGCTCGCCTTCATCCATCCAGTAACCATCCTGAACGTAAGGAATAAACTTAGCAAAGTCAATGCAATAGAGAGGATCATAATCTGCACCCTCAAGCTGCGGGATGAAGACTACAGGAAGTCTATTGATAAAGCAAAGACCACTATCGTCAACCTTCAAGTTACCAAGAACATCTTTGCCGCTGTGCTTGTCATCTCTAAGGTCAGCAAGTTCCATCAAGTCAGAGATGATGTCACTATTGGCATAAATCCTCTTAGCAGCGGAACGCATATTAGAAGGATCATTGATAAACGAAGGCACTTTAAACCGAGTCTTCATAAACGCAACACGGAATGTCTTCAGCATAGCGTTGTTGACTGCGGTATAAGGCGCACAGTAGTTTCTCCACTTAGGCTCTTCACTAGCATCAATACCTGCGATGTTCGCAGTGAAGTTACCATTCTGAAACTTTGCAGCAACACCATTAAATCCAGCAGCGCTATTCACAGTACCAGAAGCATCAGTGAAGAAGTTCAAGTAGTAAGGAACGCCGTAAGGATTCAGGTCATCATTAGCACTGTCAGGAGTCTTCCAAGCGCGATCTTCGATCAGGTTAGCAAGGTCCCAAAGGCCATCGACTCTACGAGTCTTAAGCAGATTAACAAAGCCCTTAGCAGAGTTCTTATTCCGCATGATCTCGACCTTATCCCAACTGTAGTTGGTTCCGATCTGAGTCCAAGGTACTTTGATAGTGTGCATTACTTCATTGACAGAAGGAGTATCAGTGTCATACAGTCTACGGTAACGAGCGTTACCAGTAGGATTAAGCATAACCTTACGCTCAATCATGTTGCCACCATCAATCTCCATTCTTTCGTTCTGATAAATACGGCAGAACTCATAGTCCTGATTGTCCCACATAACTTCAAACTGCTGCTTGGGCAGGTCATTCAAAGTGGTTGCGATAAGGTCTACAAGTTGACTATTCTTAACACCCATAGTTAAACTTTCTAAATTAAATAATACTTACTTTATTGATTGTGTCCAAACACTTTGGCCAAGCGCTCTTCGGCTCTGGCTTCTATGTCTTCGGCTGATTTGGCCTTTGTAGACTTTGAAGCGGCAGGCGTAGAAGAGCCGTTCGGTTTAAGTGTTATGCTTTTCGATCTCTTTACCACTTTATCCATGATGTCCTTGCGGATCATTTTTTCTTGGACTGGCTGCGTAATGAGAAGGTGCGCTCTATCAAGAGCATCATTCACGTCCATGTCTTTGCCTAGCGCCTTAGCTCCGCTAATTAGCTCGTCTACTTGGTCGATTACAGCTATACGATTCATCTTTTCAGAAGGAAGCAAACCCTCCCAGCTTTTCTCTTCATTAGGGAGCGTGCCGTATACAGCAGCATACTGATCCATGCCCGGTGCTCTAAAGAAAGAATCAACCATATCACCGACATGTGTAACTCTGTCGGCTTCCAACTTCTGCTGGTCCTCTACAAGCTGATCTGTATTAGCAGCTTGCGTAGGACGCTTGCCAAGCTCATCGAACATGGCTTTGCTCTGGCTCTGCATCTGTTCGATAACAGCAACCAAAGCATCATCTGGATAATCTTCCTTTAGCTTGGCAAGATCAATCTCTTTGAAGCCCGGCTTATCGTCAGATTTATCATCAGGATTAGACTTGTTAGCCTGTTCCTTTTTAAACCTTCCAATATTGGCAAACTCCTGCGACACACTGTTCATCTGGTCGTGCATCTTAGAAAAGGTCTTAATAGCTAAACTAGGATTCGCCTTCATAAACTCGACGATTTCCTTTTCGTCATATCCACCGTGGATTGCAGCGCGATAGTAAGCATCAGTGAGTTGCGGTTCATCATTCTCACCGTCATTAGCTTTACCTGCGTCCTCATCCGTGTCATCATCATTGTCATCCGTGCCCGCATCATCCGTGTCGCTGTCCTCTGGGGAAGAATCATCACCACCATCGTCGTCACTGTCCAGATCGTCGCCCTCTTCTAAGTCTTCATCTACTTCTTCGAGGTCTTCTGCTGGGATAGGTTCGTCGTTGGGGATAACTTTATCTGCCGAAGGATCACCGCCAAGAATAGCCAGTCTGTCTTCTGCTGCATCTAAAATTTCTTGTTCACTTTTTCCGGGGTCATTTTTTGGTAACGCCATTTTACTTCTCCTGTTTTAGCTGCCCGGTTAGTTCCGGGGGTAGGTTACTCAGTAGCAGTAGCCGTAGCTACTTTTTTAGCAGACCGACGAATTTTGCCGGGGTGCTTTATGTGGCCAGTCTTTTTCAAGTAAGCCTGATGTGTGCTATACTTATCAAAAACTAACTGGCCTTCATTGGTAACACCAATATCTGGAAACTGTGCTTTATGCTCTGCGATCTGATCCATACCAATTGCTAATGAATCAGAGATAATTGGTTTATCATATCTATCAGAAGCAGCGTGAAACAGATCAGCTTGCATGTCACGAGTCATGTAGCAATTGCAGATTCCGCAACGTATGCTACTAATACTTTCGCAATCAGTCATACTCCTGAACACCTCTTGCTTGCTCCCGCAACCTTTACACTTTATAGAATACATCGGCATAAGTAATCTCCTACTTCTTTTTCTTTTTAGGGGCCTTATAGTTTTTGCCCTTAAGCAACATCTGGACATTTCTTTTTAGAGCAGATGCCCAGTTTTCTTTTTCCTTAGTTTTCTTCTCGGCAGGTTTCTTCTTTCTGCCACGTCTGCTAAGGGACGCAATATCTTTTTCAAGATTATAACCCTTAGACTTCTTAGGTACATACGCCATTACTTGCCTCCAAATACTTTCTTAAGTCCTTTGTTAACTTTTTTCTCTAGCTTTAGCTGAGAAGCAACTTTAGTCTTCACCGCTGCTGCTTCAGTAGCGGCCTTCGCTGTCTTCTCAACTTCAGCTAGCAAAGTTTTATAATATTTTTCGCCAGTGTTCTCAAGTTCCTTGGCCTTAATCAAAGTACGAGCGTCACTTTCTACGTCCCACTTGTCAAAGCCATTTATTTTTTCGCTACTCACGCAACAGTCTCCCGTCATTAGACACCTCCCATATCTGCTTGCGATTGATTCGCACCAGCTTGAGCGTCTTGATTAAATTTCTGTTCAGGTGAAGCCGCTGGCCCACCTCCGAAGCCGCCATTCTGCTGAGCTTGGCCGCCGCCAGCCTTGCCCTGATTCTGTGGGCCTAGCTGCATTCGTAGTTTCATTCTATTCATAAATTCAGGATCATCAAACCAGTCCTGAACGTCAGCGGTTAAGCCCTGCTGTTCTGCAAGATCAGTCAGACAGCGCTGAACATTAAATGGAATACCCATAGTCATCGCAATATTAGCAGCGTTGACAATACCCGGCATTACATTAACTGCAAACTCTGTCATCAGTCTGGCACGTGTAACAGGATCAGTAGGAACCATAGACTTCGCACGAATATTAAACGTGTAAAGTAAGAAGTCACCACGTCGCTGTTCAGGCGTTAAGATAACCTGTTGAAATTCTCCACCAGTTGTCCTTCTGGTCAACGGTAATTCGATTAGCGGATCAGTATGAAGATACCATGCAATCCGCTTTGACACTTCCGCTGTAGCGTCCTGAACAATTCCTTGCGCATCATCTAAGCTAACAGACATATTCGACTGCATAGCAGATGTCCGGGTTGCGGTTTCTTTTGAACCCTTAGTAGCCTTTGACATATTGCCAGCCATCTGATCCGGGTTGCCAGCGACATAGTTGAACCACATCTGCATCTGCTGGACCATCTGTTCGTTGCGGGTATTTGCTCCCCCGAATGACATGATTTGCGCAGCCTTCGGGTCAGAAACAGCCACAGAATCGCCATCTTCCGCATCTAATATATCTTGTGCTTCATCAGCAAAGGCTGGGGAATAAGCCAGAATATCCTTCTGGTTGTCAGCCTGATTCATCATTCGCTTAAAGGTACGGTTCGCAATCATGTGCAGGTCGTACCACAGTGACACAGGAGCGACTGGCAGCGGATTACCCGGTACAGGCGGCGAGAAGTTGAGGAAAACGTAAGGCCCTTCAGCGGGGCCGTGGTAGTCCACAGAGCGAAGATAGTCTTCAAGTATAATTTGCTGCGGATCAGAGATAGTAACAAGTGCATTCGCCTCTGGAACCCACAGTTCAACCACATCAACGAAGTCTTGAAGAGTATAAGACTCTGAAACTGCTGTACTCTGCCTGGTCATGGTATCGACACGATCATTGCCACCATATTTAGAGGTGGGTAATTTCATAACCATCTCTTTATTATAGCTCGGATCATCTAAGAGTTGCTGTCTTGGAACCCTTACCCGACTACCAAGAAATGTAGACTTCCGCAGATCGGTACAAGTAGGATCAAAAACAAAATCGTCAAGGTCAACGATCTCAGCATATACCTGTCCGGGGTCAATAGTAGTATCTCCGTCAACAATCATATTCTCACTGGAGGCAAGGCTAACCTTCATAATTCCAAATGCGAAAATAGCTGATACGATCCAAGCCCTAAGCTCTTCTTTTAGCTTCAGGCCAGTAACAGTTTTATCAACTGCAAGGCCCAGCATACCAGCATATTCTTTATACGCCAAGTAGTCTGAACTAACCTCAGTGATTGGATTCTGCATAACCATATTAGGTACGTAAGTTTT